CGACCGTGTAATATAAAAACCCGCGCTGGACTTCACAGCCGGGCGCGGGGTTGCACTTTTAACAGAAACGGTTTGTTAAAACTTGCGCTTTAGGTATAGGAATAGTAACCAAAGAATAATGGCTATAATACTGAGACCGCCGGCCCAGGCCAGCATCTTAGTAATCGCTGGCGTGTAGCGCACTTTCACTTCGCGGTCTATGTACACAGGCACGCTTACGCTGTCGCGCTGGTGTATAAACAGCGTGTCGCGCAGATACCTGTACACCTGTACGGTGTCGTGGGCCGTGCGGGTCTTGTAGATATACTTTTGCTTGTACACCGTCTGGCCCTCTACGTACACGCTGTCGCGCTGCACCAGGGTGTCGCGGAAGTGCTGCACTACGCGCAGGGTGTCGTGGGTTACGGTGTTGTGGTACACGGTGTCGTGTACGATCTGCGGCAGCTCTACCGGCACGCCGGGCCGCAGTACGCTACACCCTGCCACTGCCAGCAGCAGGGCGCAGCACAGTAAGGCGGTTAGTCGTTTCATATAAAAATTTCGCTTGTGTTTTCCAGCAGCAGGGCTATGGAACCGCACACGAAGTACAGCATCTTAACCCACCAGCGCTGCGGGTAATTCAAATCTACAGACGCGGTACGTTCGCGCTTGTAGTTCAGTAGCCAGGCGGCCTTATGGGTCGCCCACTCACGAAGCAGCGAAGCCGTGCTGCGCTTTTGAAGCGGCAGGCAGCTGGGGTGCTTAGGCTTCGCGTCCACCAGGAAATCCGCTACTTCTTTGCGGCGGTACCGGTAGCTGTCCGGTATATGCACGTTACCGGTGGTAAAGGTTACGTTACTCGGGTCTATCATAGCTACTTCGTGTTAAGGTAGTTTACGATGCCGTCGAAGTGCAGCTGCACGATCGCGGCGCGGCCTTTCTCGCTCAGCAGGTATTCCACGTCCTGCCGGTTATCCTGGAAAAGGTTTTCGGTAAGGACAGCCGGGCAATTCGTTTCGCGGCACATAGCCAGGGACTTTACCCAGTATTTCTGCGTCGGCAGGGGCTTGCGTACCTTTAGACCCTGTGCGGCGGCAGCGTCGGCCAGGCAGCCTGCCAGGTACTTGCTGCGGTCGCTGGCGTTCTGGGAGACGAAGCCAGACCAGCCGCGCGCGTCCAGCCACTGGCCTTTGCTTCCAGCGGCGTTACAGTGGATAGATACCAGCAGGCAGTTAGACGCACCCAGCAGCTTGCAAATTTTGTTTACCCTGCCTACGCGGTTATCCTTTCCGCTGTTCAGCGGCACGTCGGTTTCTTCCTGCACGATCAGTTCAGCGTCGTAGCCAGCCGCCAGCAGCTTAGCGCAAAGCGCGGCCGCTATGTCGCGGCAGTAACGATATTCGCGCAGGCGTCCGTCCGGGCTGCGCTTTCCAGGCGTGTTTACGCCGTGGCCGTTGTCTATTAGTATCTTCATAACGTGGTGTGTTTTTAGCTTTCTTCCGGTTCGGCCGGTGGCGGTGGCATAACGGCGCGTCGGCGTTCCTGTTCCTGCTCAAACAGGACGGCGGCCACCAGCTTAGCCAGGTCGTCTTTGTTCTCTATTATAATGTTCATAGTCTTTTCGGCCTTGCGCAGTTCTTCTTTCTGCCAGTTCTTTTCGCGCACGCTCTTAAACTCGCAGAAAATGCAATAGGCCGCCCACAGCATCGAAAAGGCAGGCGCCGGTACCAGGACACAGGCCAGCAGGTCTATGCAGATCAGTACCAGGTAAGGGCCAAAGTATTTGCGGGCCTTTTCGCAGGTCTTCTTAAATCCCTGGCTGCTGGTAGCTTCGCCGCGCGCTTTGGCCTTGCGCACGCCGCTAATAAGGTCTAACAGCATAGCCAGTAACAGGGCCGCCGTGGTGGCGGCGATTAAAACTACGTGGCCGTAAAGGTGGCTTAGGTAGTCCAGTAAAGCTTCGTTCATCTTAAGGACGTTTATACAGTTGGTAAATAATTTCGTTTTCCTGTGCTTCTACGGTTACCAGGTAAGCCCGCGAAAGGTACTGTACCAGGTCAGTGTCCAGCGCGTCGCTGCGAAGCACCACCAGCGGCTGCGGTTTGTCAGTAGTCGCCATCGCGTATTCGCTGTAGGGTTATATTTCTGGGTTTGTATTTATTGCGCAGGCAGACGACTTCGTAGTGGCCTTTGATATACAGATACTGCCACGCCTGCGGGCCGATCATAGCCAGCAGCTGGACACGCCGGGCGTATTCGTTACACTGACGAAGCAGGCCCAGGTAGCTGTTTACGCTGGCTATGCAGTGCTGCACCTGGCGCAGGTCTTTGGCCGCGTTAAGCCGCCGTATAGCTGCGATAAAGTTTGTAAGCACACGGTTACAGATATACGTACGTCCGGGCTTTACTATCATACCTGTAAACTCCACGCCTTTGCTGTAGTGTTGCAGGTAAAATTTGTTCTCGTTTAAGGCCAGCCCATATTCGGCCAGCTTTGCCCGGACTTTAGGCACGGCCGCCAGCAGCACGTTTTTGTCTTTATGGATCGCGTACAGGTCGTCCACGTACCGGCCGTGCCGGGTAATACCCAGTTCTTCCAGGTACCAGTCCAGGACGTTAAGCAGGAAGTTTGCAAACAGCTGGGCGAAAAGGTTACCTATGGCTACGCCTTTACCGGGGGTGTTTGTGAAAAAGGATTTATGCGCTGGCAGGTAGTCCCAGAAACGCGCCGGGCTGTGCCGTTCGCAGTTCTTTTCTGGACAGTGCAGCACCACCACGCGGCAAACGTACCGCAGGTCTTCGCGGTCTGGGCCGTCGTAGTTCTGGACTATAAAAGCGTCTATCATATCGGCCAGCAGGGCTTTGTCGATACTCATAAAGAAGCCTTTAAGGTCTAATTTCATAACCCAGCAGTCGCGGGTATAGTTGTGGCTGGCTGCGCGCATATCGGCTTCCAGCATCTTTATACCGTACAGCTGGCCTTTACCCTTGCGGCAGTTGAAAGTACGCGGGCTGAAAATCTTTTCAAATAGCGGCTCTAACCGCAGGGCCATATAGTGGTGTACGATACGGTCTTCAAAGGAAGCGGCAAACACTTCACGATAGCGGGGGCGCGTAACGACAAAGCAGATAGACTTACCAGGCAGGTAGCTGCGGGTGTTAATGCGATCGCGCAGCGCGATTAGCCGCGCTTCGTAATCCATTTCGTACACCACCGCACTGGCTGTTCTCCGCTTCCGTTTACGGCAGTCGTAGTACGCTTCCAGCATATCTACCAAAGTAACCATCTATCCTAAGTGTATTTTAGATTATGTCTGTAAATCTTGTTTCCGTAAGAAGTGCTGAAACCGCGCGCACCCTGTTCCTGTTGCTGGCCTTAGTGTTGTTGTTCATATTGCCGTTGTTGAGGTTCAGATTCCAGGCGTTCGTGCTGCTGTACTCTGGAAAGGCTCGCAGTCTGCGCCATACTGTCTTGTTCTTAACCGATAATGGCGGTATATGGCCCATTTATTACGGAAAACGCACGCCCAGGCGGCCGGGGCCTACCTGGTTCTGGCGTTACTCACTGTCGCCCTTTCTTGACGCGATTAGTGAGTTTTTCCACGCTGTACACTGTTTGCCTATAGCGTCCATAAGCTCTACGATCTGTGCGTGCCGCCCTTTGCTAAGTATCCATTTCTTTTCGCCAGCCTTTCGCACTAAGGTTTTAAGGGTTTCAAACTTAACCTGGAAGTTTACCAGGTGCGTTATGCGGGTTTCCCGGTCGCGGTTCATATAGGCCGCCGCTATGTCCTGTATCAGTTCTATGGCCAGTTCGTGCATTTTGCCGCCGACGCTGTATTTGTACTGACGCGGGAAAGCGGGCGTTATTTCCAGTATATGATCCAGTAGCGCGTTTACGTCTAAGTAAATCCGCGTACTGGAAACCAGCTTTACTTTGTTACTCATAAAACCTTAGTGCTGCTGCTTTGATACGGCTACCGCCGTATCTTAAAGGTTAAAGACTGACTACTAAAGGTTTAACCAATAAATGCTGAAACCGCGCGCACCCTGCTCCTGGAGCTGGCCTTAGTGATGCCGCCCATATAGCCGAAGTCGAGGTTCAGATACCAGGCGTACGTGCTGCTGTACTCTGTAGAAGTCCAGTGCCAGGCTTCCGGTATCTGCGTTGCACCGGTAATAAGGCTAAGGGCGTAGTTAATCTTCGTCATATTGGCGTAGATCATAAACATTTCGCCCAGGGACGGTAACCACCACTTACCAGCACCTAAGCTGCCGTGGTTGTACTGAGCGCAGAAACCGGGGGCGTAGCTTGCACCCTGGCAGGCTGCCTTTGCGATCTGCGCCGTAGTGTTTGCCTTACCGGCCCAGTCGCTGTACGCGGTAACGCGGTCGCTGGTGGTAGTACCGCCGCCGCTGACGGCTTCGGAAGACCAAAGCAGGCCGCTGTCGCCTGCGTCGGTAGGCGCCACGATAAGGATTTTACCACCCTCTACGACAGCCACGCCGTCTGCGGTTTCGCCGCCGGACTGTAACGACGGCCACTTATGCGGCTTAACCATA